ACCTGATTTTGACATTAATCCATCATTTTTTAAAGTAGCCGTTCCAATAAGTTCCGCCAGAACTGACGCAACCTGTTCTTTTGTCATTACTCCGACGGCATTTCCATCGGCATTCACGGCCACAAAACTGGATATGTCTTCCAGCTTGGGAAGAGCCAGTGTAGACTTCTTCAGAAGCTCCGTTTTCGACACCTTATGCGGAACGCCGTTTGTATCGTACACTTGTACCGTTTCACCGTCATCTGCCGTTGTCTGATTCTTCATACTTTCTGTATGCTTCAATAGATTGTCAGTATCTTCACCTGTAAAGCTTAATACAAAATCTTCTTCTGCTGCCATAATTGTTTTTAATTTATAGTTATTAATGATATTACCAACACTGTATAGATTATAATTAGCTTGTCCATAACTAATAAAATCCCATTCTTTTCACTTCAAAGAAAAAAGCGCCACCCCGACCAGTACCATCTGTCATGTAATTCAGGGAAAATTCCGTATCGCTTTCAATACTTACGTAATATGTCCCGGATGAAAGACCGCCTCTCATCATCGGAGTGACCATTACCATATATTCATCTTTTACTGTACCCCATTGGGAAGGCATGGTTACTTTATATTCTTTACTGGTAACTTTTGTAAAAGTCAGTGTGGAGCCATCGAATGTGTAATACTTTTGGGAATCGTCTCTCAAGTCAACGTAACCTCTGGCCAATACCTTATCAGGACGCCCCATGGCGTAGTTTACATCCAAATCTTCCCTGCATGTGACAATCCATCCATAGAAAGTATCACCAAGCCCATACCCAATCAGTTGAACTATCTCCTTGTTCAATATCAACTCATTGTAACTTCTTCCATATTCGTAGAACTTTGCATTACTTGATGAGATTGACGCCTCTCCTGTACCAATGCAACATACGGTAATCTTTCTTCCTATCTGTTCTTTTCCTGTTGGTATTGAATATACCTTTGTCCAGGAACCTCCACCCTCAATAATGATGTTATCATTGTAGTTCGTGTTAAATGAATCGGATACCTTGGAAAATGGACTTCTAAGGGAGCCGCGCATAAGCACGTCCTCAAAATATCCATTAATAGCTGTAACATCAACAAATGTCGCTCTTCCATCCGTATCTATCGTTGAATAGATTTTTTTCCCATCACCAATTTCAAGTTTCTTGGCTTTGATGGCACCGGCAATCAATTCCGATGTGATGATGACAGCCGCATTTATCAAGTCCGTATTGATAACCCCGCCTTTTATTATAGTCCTACCTGCCAGCGCTTCACCAACCAGGCTTTCCCATCCATCATATCCGATATACTGGGCCATACGGTCATTAATCTGTTCGGCGAAGTCCAAAGCATCGTCAAAATTTGACATACCGTTACCGCCCAGTACTTCAATCATTCCTTCAACACGCAATCCCTTTGATGGTGAATATAGAAAACAGCCATTCTTTCCTTCATGGCCGATTTGGAATCGGCATTCTTTCGTAACTCGGTCATACCTTGCCGTAAGTATGTCTCTCTCTGATAGTGAGTAACTGTTGATTCCTTGATAGAATGTCAGATATGGCGCACCGTCTCCGTATGCAGACAGTACAACTGCAGCCTGATAGTCCGGGTCGGCTATGTCTCCAAGTTGTACCATCACGTCACCCACTTTGGGTATATCGCTTCCTTCGTCACAGTGGGAAACGGAAACGTCAATATAGTTGTCACCGACATTTTCCACCAGTCTCCACCAGTAATGGTTGGATACGCCTTCATGCACGCCTTCCTTGATGTTGAACGACTGCGAGCGTGCCAGATTCCCCGGCTTAAAACGATTTTCTATGGCTTTCTCACCATCATCTGCAAGGAAGTAACAGCGATAAACAGAACCATAAGTTCCAGGAGATGAGTAACCTCTTTTCCCGTCTGAGAACTTGACTCCTTTACCATCCTTGAAACGAATTCCCTTTTTTTCTATAAACTCGACCTTATTAATCGTTGCTCTGGCCCCGCTGGCGTTGAACATGAAGGACGCCCCGGCCAGTTCGGTCTCCATGATGGAAAGCATCTGGAACACGGCTTTCTTGCGCACGTACAGCTTGTCAATCCATCCGACGGATTCACCGCCTTCCTCTGAAGAGAATGACATGCCGGCCCCCATCATTCCAGTTACAAAATCGGGAGATGTAAGGAAAGGAGATATAATACCGCCAAGAAGCTTAATGAGATAGTTTGTCTGGTCTTCCTTATCCTTTCTCAATAATGTTGCAAGTGACCGTTTGGCCGAAAATACGTTACTGTCCGATGGGGCAGTAGAATCATTGGTCTTAATCACATATATGCTGCTTCCTCCGCCTCCAACATAAGTATGCCCTTTATACGTAATCGACTCCAGTTTCTCTTCCACGTCATTAAGGCGAGAGTAGGGCATACTTTCCCCAATAGTATATACTGGAGAATCCCATGGAATGTCAAGGTTAAACTCCCATCCGAGAACACGGCTTTCACGGCCATTCTCAAAAAAGGCTTTATTGACCAGGTTTATCTTTTGCCCGAACTCGAAAAAGCGTTTCAGCTTGTCTTCATTAACCCATTCTGACCGGAGGGTAGTGTAGTATGTACCATCGTCCTTTTTTCGCTGGTCTGCTATCTTCTGTGCCTTCTCTTTCAGTTCCTGCTCCGCGTCCGGAATCATTTGTACAGAAACAAACTTTGGATCAAAACCGGAAAGGATATACTTGTCATCATTTTCAGGATATATGGTATCATCCGGCAATGGACGTCCGTAGTCTTCGCTGCGGACAATTTCCCAAAGCTGGCTTCCGTTGTTGTCCGGGTCAAAAATAACACCGAACTCCAACCCATTCATTTTGCCGGACTGAAAGATAATTGTCAGCTCTTGTCCCGGAAGTATGTAGTCCTTGGAGAAATTCAGGCCAGTATCGCGATAGCGATAGTAAGTCACGGTTTCCTGACTTCCGTCTCCATTTGTAACGGTTTCCGTCCTCGTAGATACACTTGACATCGTACTTTCAAGTCGGGGATATACCTCGTCAAATACCACGATGTCTTCAATTGCTTCTTCTTGGCTCATGTCAGGATACACATCTATGTATGGCGTACCAGCGGGAAGCATAAGTCGTCTTTGCACAACTCCGTTTACTACCGTCTGCTCTTCAATGGGACGGTAGTTCTCAGGTATGTTTCTTGTAGATCCGAATGCATAAATGCGGGTGGCATAAGTGCCTTTGCTCTCACTGCGAGTCATGGCAGACGCTTCAACCCCTAACTCGATTTTGACGGCATCACCGAATTCGTTTCGCCCAAAATGAATTACGTTGTCCGTTATCCAGCAATCACAGTTCCACTTATCCTCACCCGCCATTGAGAATAAGGCATCCAGCAGGTTCATATTGTCATACGTCATTGCAACTGCCTTATTCTCTACTGTTGAATCTATTTCAAATACGAATTCCTTTCCCTTATAGGTATATCCCAAAGCTTTCAGGTTACGTAAGAACACACCAAGCTGTACATCAAGGGCTGCGGTGAGAGACCATGACGCTTCATATCCAGCATGTTCAGGAGTGTATTTGAAAATTTTGTTTTTCCACTTCCAATAGTAAGCATCCAGTTTCAGCTCATAATCATATCCACCGGTAGAAGCATTGAAAGAAGGTTTCTGCAGGTCTGTTACCTCATATACTTTTGAAAGTAAGCCGCCCAGTGAATCATCCAGAACCCCAGAAAGGTCTACATAGTCTCCAAGTTTAAAATATATCGGTTCAGGCACGGAGAATGGGAGAACGATGTAGTCCTCTTTCATCAGTGTAAACTTTCCCTTCGCCCCTTTGTTGATAGGGGTGGAGAATCTTGTCTTTCCGGATATGTCCTTAATTTCAATCATATCCCCAAAGTTCATAAATAGAAAATGGAAGCCCTAAAAATCCGGACTTCCATTTGAAACAATAAAGGAAATGTTCGTTATTCGCTTCTGTCCATGGGATTCGGTTCGCAAAACTTACTTGAAACCTTACCGAAACACCTGTCAATACTCAACCCGTAAGAGATGCTTTTCCCCAGGTAAACCAGCTTGTAGACTTCGTTTCCAAGAGTTGGGATTTTGATGTTTACGGTTCCTTTCTCCAGTTCTGACTGAAAAGATTTCTTCTTTGTCCGATAGTCGCCTTCTGAGTTTCCTTCTATGGTGAACTGGAGAGTGATTTCACGCGATGCTACTTTTGCATTTTCGGTTATTATTCGCTTCCCGTGCTCCAGACGGCTCTCATCTTCGATGTAGTCTTTCATCTGGTTGAATCCGTCGATAGCATCGAGAAAACCGTCACCCATGCGGACACCCCATGTGCTCCAGGCATCCTTCCCGTTAATAAATAAATCTCCTGTCATAGTCTTGCTGTATTACGTTTCACTTCGGCGATGTCAGCCTTAATATCTTTCAAGTATTTGGCTGAGTCTTCAGTATTCTCTCTGATTTGCTGTAACTCTAAATAGGAATTGGCCAGGATGGTACGTGTCTCGTCGGCGATGTTGTATAGGCCGGTCACTTGTGATGTCAAGGCACTGATGGAGCCTCGCAGTTCGGTAATGGCTACTGTCTGTTGCTGCTCTGCTGTCTCTATCCTAAGATTGGACTCATACACGGCAGTGAACCGACCGCTCAGTTCTCCGGCATCCTCGTGCGTCATTTCCGTACCGAATCCGCGGCTGGAGGCCGACTGCTGGGAACTGCTGCCAGCCTTGTCGTATCCGGTAGCTGCGGCAAGTTCATCCCGTAGTTTCAATGCTTCATTCACGTACCCCATATATTCGTTTTGGAGTGAATTACGTTCACTCTCACTCAGGTTTCCGTCCTTCATACTTTCACCGAATCTGTTCCACCAGTCTTCCAGCTTCTGGCTGTACATGTTACCGATTTTATCTGAAAGCATGGCACGCATAAAGTATTCGGATAGGTTATCCGCAAAATCTTCCGCCGAGGCATCCATATCCATGAGAGTATCTATGAAACTGTCATACATGGAATCAAAACTTATTCCGGTAAGCTGTTCGAAAAGCCCTTCTTTCAGTTCTTCGAGGTTTCCGGCCAGATCTGCATATTCACCTAGTGCTTCAACGACACCATTCCCATAGCCTCCTTTCCCTGAATCGGCCATTTTCTGCCACAAATCCACATTCTGACGTAATAAATCCATCTGCTCCGGAGACATCTGCCACAAGGAATCTGTACCTGTGAACTCTGCCATGACATTTTCCCGAATCCATTGTATGTCACTTTCCGACCAGCCCATGTAATAGGCCCAGCTATGATGTTTACTGTGATAGCCAGCATTGGCCTGCGCTTTTGAAAGGACATTCTTGTTGTATTCCTCCTGATACTTGATGGCTTTATTGTACTCTGCTACGGATTTCTCGCTTCCCTTGCTGGATTTCATTTCTTCTGTAAGGGATTCGATGGCAGACTGCAACTTTTCGTTTCTGTCCGTGAGTCTGTTGATTGTATCCTGCACCTCTTTTTCGTTTCCTCCAATACCGAAGAGTTTGCTGAATCCTCCGAAAGTCAGGGTATCCCATATTCCACCTACAGACTTAAAGACACTACTGAATATGTTACCTATGAAACCATCCAACCCCTGTGTCCCGATGGCATCTAAAAGAGAAAATGCAGCTCCAATTATACCTCCAAGTTTCTCGCTCTCTTCTGCAAATATGTCTACTATATTTCCGGCCAAATCACCGACCTGAGAGAGGGAAATTTCAGAGTTTGAACCAAGCTGGGTAATGACGTTCGACAATGTGACAAGGTTGCTTGTCGTTTTATCTGTCGACTTTTGTACATTGACCTGAGCGTTCTGCTGTCTTTTCTGGGCATCATTCAGTTTCTTCGTGGCAGCTTCCTTCTGTTCATCTGTTCCGCTTCTCATGGCTTCGTTGTATTCCTCCTGAGCTTGTGACAGCTCTTCCTGTGCCTTGGCCAATTCGCTTAACTGTTCGGGTAGGTCGGCCAGCAATCCTCCTTTATCGATAAGAGTTGACTGGATGTTGCTCAACGCCTCGTCAACGACCTTCTTCTGGTCAACGGCCATGTTCTTGTATTCATCTGAGTTCTTGAACTCCCTAAGCTGCTGCTTTACCTTGTTCAAGGATTCTTTGGATACCTTGTCCAAGTCACCGAAGATAAGTTCCCAGTTGATTCCCTGTTTCAGCTTCTCAAGATCAAGAGAGGAGAGGGCTTTATCCATTTCTTTCTGGAGTATGTCCTTGTCTCCCTGAGTAGTGGCTTCCGAGATTTTACGGGTGTACTCAGCTATGATTGCATCACGTTTCTGCATAAATGTACCGTAGCTTTTCAGGTAACGTTCGTTGGCCTCGATTGCAGCTTGATTTTCAGTTTCTGTAATTTCGGCCAGACCTTTTTCACGCGACGTCATGGCATTAGACGCACGACTTCCTAATACTTCCCGCTGTTCAGACGTAAGCTTTCCTCCTTGCGCATCTTCCCATTTTTTGCGCTGTTTCCTAATTTCATCGATTTCTCGCTGGTAATCCAGCTCAATCTGTCTGCGCTTCTTTTCAGAACCTTCTTCCATCAGGTTGATTTCTTCCTGCTGATTGGTCCTGCGAAGCTGAAGGAGTTCTTCTGCAACCTGTTGCTGCTCTTTCTTTTGTCGCTCGGCATCTTTCTTCGCATCATTCTCTTGTTTGGCCAGAGTGTCTCCTGTTATACCACCGAGCGATTTATATGATTTTTCTGCCGCTTCCAACTCTTCTACAGCTTTCTTATAGGCTGACTCAGTACCTTTTTTAGCATCCTCTACAGCCTTTAATTTTGCTTCGTAAACAGCTTTTGCTTCTTTATATGCTTGCTGATACGACTTTTCCGATGCTTCCCTTTGCGATTCCAGGCCAAATATGGTGCCGTCAATCCCTTTTAGCGCTGCTTGCGCATTATTGAACCGTATTTGAACGTCAATAGGAATTGTTGCAAAAGGAAAATTCTTAATTTTTTCTTGCTCTTCCTGCAATATTTGTCTTGCTATATTGTATTCGCGTATAATCTGCTCACGATTACTTCTTGCTTCCATTAGCTTGACTTCTACAGGTTTCGAGTTTTCCTCTGTTTCCTTTTTCAGTCGATTATATTCGCTCAGGGCTGATTCCCACTTGTTAAGATTTGCTTTTGCTGATTCTATTTGTGAAGCAATTAATGGGGCACCTTGCCCGGCATTTTTTAAAGAAGCATTTAATGATTTTATTTTCTCCTCCCATTGTTGTATATTCTTTAGTATGTTTTCATAACTGTTCTTGTCTCGTTCCTTATTCAGTTCTTTATTTGCTTCTGCAAGATTGAGTACAGCCAGTTGTTCACGGGTATAAGCAGAAGAAAGTGCAGGAGAATACCTTTGCAGTTCCTCATAGGCCTTTATCTTTGAAAACTCTGTTTCTGTCTCATCTTGGATAACGCGTATCAGCTCTTCTATCTTTTTCTTGCGTTCCTCTTCCTGATTCGCAAAATTCTTTTGTTCTTCATTGAATTTTTGCTGTGCCTTTTCCGATGCGGTTGTGCTGTCATGAAAGGCCCACATAGTAGCAACAAGCCCGGCAAGAACCGTAGCTACCAGTACATACGGGTTAGCTTTCATAACCGTATTCAAAGCCTTTTGGGCTATCGTTTGAGCTTTAGTAACCAGTATTGCAAGTTCCATTCTGGCCGTTAATGTATCCTGAGCTATTCGCACTACAATAAGAGCGGTTTTGTATGTCCCGTATGTAGCAATCAGTCCTATCAAAATCTTACCAACAGTTTCATAGTTCTCAATAAGACCTTTCAAGCCTGAAATACCTGCAGAAGCAATTCCCTGAGTATCTTTCCCAATCTCATTCAACATTGTATCCCAAGCATCTCCAAGGTTACTCAACTGCCCTGTAAGAGACTTAGACTGTTCTTGCATCAGGTTATAATAGATTCCTGATTCACTAGTCATATTTTTAAAGGCCTGTTCTACTTCTTTAAATCCTACCTTGCCTTCCTTTACTAAACCGGAAACTTCATCTTTTGTCACACCAAGCACTTTTGCCAGTTCCTCGTAGATGGGAATACCACGTCCTGCAAACTGACGAATATCGACAGCATAGGCCCTCCCTTGTGTCCTTAATGTGCCATAGAGATAGGCTATTTCACTAAGCTGGGAGCCAACACCGGCGGCTACATTACCCAACATTACAAGCTCATCACCTACACTTTCGGCAGACGAACCGTAGGCAATCATCTGCTTAGCTGAAGAAGCCACCCCCTGCAGGTCGAAAGGAGTCTTTGCGGCAATATCCACTAGTTCGGCCATCAGCTTATCCGCCTTCTCCTTATTTTTTAGCATGGTTGAGAATGCAATTTCAAGTTGCTGGAACTGCCCTCTGGTATTCACCAAATCAGATATGAAATCTTTCAATACCTTAACCCCACCAATAGTACCCAATACTTTTTTAAAAGAGGTAATAATATCCTCATTAACATTTACTGTTTCACCCGCTTCTTTCTTGAAAGCGGTGTATTCATCCTTCAGCCTCTTTACCGAAAGACGGGCTTCAGCCTGCTGCTGAGTAAGTCCAAACAAAATATCTTTCTGCTCCCTTAACTTATCGGTTTGAGCTTTTATCTGCTCCGACATACCGCTGGTATTACCACCCGACTTTACAGTTTCTCGGTATTTCTCTTTCAATAAAGTAAGCTCATTTTGTAATTGCCTAATGACACCCCTTTGTGAAGTAATATTTGCAGAGAGGTTGTTTACTGTTTGTGAAGCGCTGTAAATTCCATTTTTGAAATCACGCTCCATTGTAGCTCCAACTTTAGCCGCCTCAGTTACCAACCCCATCATCTGCTGCTTAGCTGATGCGAGTTGAGTTTCCAAAGCCCTTGCCGCTGCCGGAGATTTGTTCACGTCCATCTTTTTGAGTTGGGCTTCCAGCTTTTCACATTCTTGTCTTAGCTTTACGACCTGTTCCCAGTCGCTTGATACACGGAATACGAGTGTTGCCATAAATAAAAATCTAAATATTAATGCTTAAAATTATGATATAAGCAAATAGTATTCAGACTTTTTGAAATCAAAAACGAAACAACTTGGCAATTGTCGTGTAATTTAACTTCTATTTTTGAATAATTAGACTCCATCTCGGAATAGAACAAAAAAGGCGCACCATTATGATGCGCCCGATTGTCAATTTGTTCTTTAATTTATATCAGAGCCTCACGGCTGGAATATCAAAACTTGACATTTGCCATTCTTTTAAGTATCTCATTGTATTTTGATTGTATGATAGCTCTTTGCTTTTCTGATGCTGTAATTATCTTTCCTTTATACTTTCGCATTACAGATTCATTTATACCTATTTCCTTTGCAAACTTACTTGCATTAATAAAAGGGAACGCTTCAAAAAATCCACTTAAGTCATACACATACTCCACAGAATAGCCAGCTTTATACCAACTTGGAAATTCACCATGTTTTTCTTTGTAATATTCTGCCTGTTCCTCTAAAACAGAAATAAAGTCCTCTTTCGCTTCTTGTTCTGTAAGCCCAAAGCCATACGCACCGTTTACATCTTCAGAATAGATAGAGATTCCTCCATCATCTGCTTTTTCAATAATAGCCTGAATCTTCTTCATAATCGTGTATTTTAAGTTTTGTCAATTAAATGCACCCACCGAAGTGGGTGCTGTTCTTTTACTTCTTTAACCCCGCCTTTTTCATCATGCTGTCAAGAGTACCTTTAGGTATCTCTTTGGCTGGATGTCTGCCTACAGGGATAAAGTAGTCAAAGTCGGGATGAACATACTTGTGATGTTTCTTTCCCTTTTCGATTGTCCAGCCTGCTGACTCAATCAATTTGTAAAACTCTGAAAACTTCATAAATCAAAGAACTTTTAATTGACAATGCAAAGGTAACATTTTCGTTACTATTAAGCAAGCTTTGTAACGTAAAAATGTAACGTTTCTGTTGCTTTTTAACATTCTAATAGAGCCATATCTATTTCTTGTTTCTTCTTCTGCGTGAAGCCATGTCCTTACCATTCACCTTTGTAACCTTGGTTCCGGTAACTGTATGGAGTTTGTCACGCTGCATTAATACTAAATTCCTGTATGGTATCTCATAGACCACTTCCCGGTATGACAGATGCAGATTTTCCATGAACGAAGCTATCTGTCCCAAGAGAGTATCATTTCCTACAACCTCGGTTTCGCTGCCAGCAGACTTACGTTCCTCGCCAAGCTGACAGCTTTGAGAAAAACCTTTGAGTCAATCATAGAGAGTGCTTCATCCAATGCGTCCACATTCTCTTCGTATGTTCCTTTGGCTAACTCCTCACTCAAACTTTCGTCACCTGTAATCAGCCAAGATAATGCCTTACTGTAAGTTTCACTTTCTCCCAGGGAGAGCAGAACTTCTTTCAAATTGTCTGCTTCTTTTACGCCTGACAAATGGGAGATTGCCCCGGCCAGCTTGTGGATAGTAGGAGGGTAGACCGTGTAGGCTTTCCCAGCGACAAACACCGTTCTGAAATCACTTCCGATAATGGATTCAGTTACTATTTTTGCTCCTTGATTCATTCTGATAATAATTAAGGGGTGAAGCCATGAAGCCCACCCCTGTTAAACCTGATAACAATCTCTACCTATTGGAATTAAGCACCTGCTGTTACTTCAGATGAATCAAACCAATATTCTGGTGCAACAGCAGTGTTTTGTGGCTCCAGTCCCACTACACTTACAGGAATACCGACAGCCTTGTCTGTTGTGGCTTCACGTGCACCGATGTCAGCACGTGGAATCACACAATACTGGTCATCGTCAGTTAAAGCAACAAGTAACTTCTCAATGTTCACCTTGCCTCTTGCACGCTTCCAACCTTTGTCGGTGTTGATGACATCGCCACCCATAAGGTCTTTTTTAGTAGGATAGTCGTACTCGCCAATGGTAAAGTTGACGGTCACGTCACCCATTTCCTTTTCACTTCGATAGGTCTGGCCGGTAAGCTGGTTCTTATAGTTCGTTCGGCTTGCTTCTGCCTCTTCAATCGTCCATGTATCCTGATGGATATTCTTGATTTCTTTCAATGCTTCACCCTGTAAAAGAGTATGCAAGGCTTGTCCTGTCAAATCTGCGGTAATCTCGCTTGTTTCGCCATACCAAAGCTTCTTGATATTCGCGGCTGTGACTTTCTTTGCTTCTGCCATATTATTTCACATTTAAAACTTCAAACAAAATTCTTACATTCACATAGTGACACTTTAAGGCTGTGTCCTCCTCAGTTCCGATTGACTCGATGGAATAATGATAGGTTGTTCCGTCATAGCGTCCGGTCACTCCGTCAAACAATTCTTGCGCCTGTTTCTCCAGCTCGCTCAGACGTATTGTGTTAGCTTCACCTTCTTTCAAGTTAGGAACACAAAGATTCACCTCAACGAAGGATTTCTTCCAGTACGTCCCCGGCTGCTGTTTCTTGGCGTGAATGACAACCCTTTCGGACTTCATCGGTCCCGTCAGCTTCTTGCCATGAGGGACAACATCAATGCCGATAGGCTGGCAATCACGATAGAGTATGTTCGCTATGTCGGTGGTAACTATCATTTTATTTCCTCCTTTAATCGTTTCTCAGCATATAATGCCCCTCCACTTCTCACTCTGAAACCCTTGCTTTCCACATTGGACGCATAATGATACCCTTGGGGGCTTGCTGCATCATTGTACAATGTCAGACTACAATCGTCCTCAACATTGTGTTTATTTGACCTACGGAGTGTTTTTGTCCTGTCCTGATAAGAGCCATCCTTCACATCGTATTCATCAGCCTCATTGCCAACTTTATCTACGATGTCACGAATTTCACTTATTCCTTGCTCGAAAAAGCTATCCACGTCCGAAAAATCAAACTTTACAGCCATATCTCTGAGTAACCAAAATAATTCGTATTCTTCACCATGTAAACCTTGCCAGTTCCACGGATATTCTCACCATCCATACATCTGACCTCATCACCAGCCTTCAGTGAGGTTTTCTTTTCACAGACTACGTGATAGTTCGGTCGGTACACCTCGCCGTTCTCCGAAGTAAACTCCTTGGTGGAATTATCATCACACCGGCACTTACATACGTCCTGCCAGCTTTCTCCACCGGTTCCGGGAATGGGCCGGCCGAACTCGTCTGTTTCCATCGGAGTAATAACCTTGACTTGTAATATATGGGGAGCGAATATCATTGACGGAATCTGACTTTAGGTTTATCGCTTAACGTATCTTCAAGACCATACTTCTTGCACAAGAATGAGTAGTATTCCTTCAAGCCTTTGGTGTCCCAGGACATAGAGAAACCGTTCTCACTGATGGAAGTGGCACGGAGTAATAGAGAGGGGATGAACTTCGCCATAGCCACCGAAACAAGTCCGATGTTTGACGGGCTCATCTCATCCTCTCCGCTTACTTCTGAAGACAAACTTATCTCCAAAAGGTCAGCCTCCGACAAGTTGATGCCGAAGGTCTGAAACTTCTGTGATATGTAGTCGTTTACTGTCATGCGTTCATGGTTGACAAATCAAAGTTCACAATCAGATTCGGGTTCGTAATCTGAGGAATCCACTCTGCAGTGTATTCCAAATAACGACCGTTCTTGTCCTTGTAACCGGAAATAAGCATATCACCGTCTGCCTGGGTGTAGTTACGTCCCGGTACGCCGTCCACTGCTTCGTACGGAGTGTGGAAACGCATATAACCGACCTTATCCTGCGGAAGCAAGGTGATATGGTCGTCTGCATAAATCTGCACGTTCTTCCCGGTCTGGTCTTTCACGTAATCTTCCTTGATTTCAATGGCCGGAAGCCCGATGCCAGTGAATACTTGGGAAGCCAGTTGAGATGTAATCAAACCAGTTGAAAGATACATCTCATTTCCTGTAAGCTGCATCTTGAACTTGTCACCAAACTCAGCCGACCCGATGATATTCTTCACGAAAGTTCCTCGTGACATAATCATCTTCTGGAAATTACCGTAGTCCGCTTTCAGTGCATTAATCTGCTGCTGCAAATAGGTGATGAAGTTCGTCTTCGCACCAGTATCAGGCTTGATGAACTTGAACGGCAATTCAATGTTGAGAAGGTCAACGCCTCCGGCATTGTCGTCCTTGTTCTTAACAGCTGCTTCTCCGGTCATCAGAAGTGAACCTACGATAATATCCATACGCTTGTGAGCTGCTAAAAGTACCTGGCGGTAATCGTCATAGATGAAGTTCACGATTTCCTGCATGGCTGCTACCTGGTCAGCAGGTTTAGCTGCGTTAAACTTGTCAATCAAGTCCTGAAGTTCGGACAGGCGGTCAATGGAAATCTGGTAAGCATCGCCAAGATAAGCGATTTCACCATATCCTGAACCGATATTCCGGCGTTCACGGATAGGCTTCTCGCCGTATCGTGAGTTAATAGAACCGGCCATCACTCCAGTAACCTGACCGATGTAGTCCTTGAATACACGGGTAGTCGTTCTACGGAAATCAAGATACTGCTGCCAGTAGATTGTATCCTTACGAGTCTGAAGGACGCGCTGGATAACGGCGTTTACGATATTGGGGTCATTAAACAGAGTATGAATAGTTAGCATCATGTTTTACCTCCTTTCTTTATTTGCTTGCAATTACACCTGCTGTTCTCAAAGATGCCAGAAGGGCATTCAATTTTGTATGTGCATCTTCCTGCCCAGTAGCATCATCCACTTTAACACCCTGCTTTACACCTCCGAGAGCAGAAGATGTTGCTGCAGACAAAGTGAATTTGTTGGCTTGGGATGCGATACCATCCAATTTAGCTTTGTCTTCTTTACTCATCAAGCCATCTTGACTGGAAGACGCTTTGGCAACTACAGCCTTTCCACTTTGAGTAACGTCAGGAGCGTTGAACTGGAAATGCGGCATGTTGGCCTTGTCAATGTCAGAGAAAGGCATAACCAATTTGGTAGGCTCAATCTCGAATGCTCGCATCAAAAGAGCAACTAATACAATTCCTTCTTCTACTTGTACTCTTCCGTACAAGGCTGAGTTAGCAATGACTTTCGGAGTTGTGCCGCTTACCGCTGTAGCTTCATAGAGTACAATACCAGCTTCCAATGTTTCGCCAAAGTCGGCAGACAGCGTCAACTTATCGAAATCTTTGTTTGATTTGTCAATACTGTTGATGGTAGCCCCATGAGAACCATTACCCAGATGCATACCCACATAAGCCAAAGAGTTTTTCTTGATTTTCAATGTGGTATTGGAACCGGTGGTAAACTTTTCATAGATTTCTACACGGATAGCCACCTGAGCGGTCTTCTTTACCAAATCAGCGGCAATCGGAGTGAAGGATGGAAGAAATGAACCAGCAACAAGGTTGGTCGTTTCCAGCTTGTAAGGGCCTCTACGTCTTACACCGGTAGAAACGTCATAGCGTTCCTCGATGGACGGCTCAGGCTCAATGTTGTACTTAAATCCTGCTGACATAAATTACTTGTTTTGTTGTTCGACAATAGATTTTGTGCCATCATTTATCATTTTGGCAATCTCATTAGACTCCTTTTCCTGCTTCTGTTCAGCGGTTTCAGGAGCTTTTACTTGTTGATAGCCGTCATTTGCCAATTCTTGCTTCACGTCCTTAAAATAGGCATCCAAGTCCGCATCTTTTGGAATGGCATAACGTAAGGCTTGCTTCTCTGAGATACCGTACTTCTTAGCCACCGCTGAAATCTGAGAGTTGCGCTGCGCCTGCGCTTCCCTTGCCTCGTAAGCAGTTAGCTTTTCAGAAAGGGTCTTGTTGGAATCAATCAAAGCCTGTGCCCATGCAGGAACATCTTTGTCTTTATCCTTGTCCTTATCTTTGTCGGCATTCTCTATTTTCTTTTTCAGTTCGTCCAATTCCTTTTGGAGACCCGACTTTGCGTTTCTCACTGTATCAATGTCGCCCTGAAAAGATTTCAAAAGACCTTCGACCCCGCTAATAGCGGTTTCTATCTGACTTTCCTCTGTGACGGTTTTTGATAAGTAGTCAGCCACCCCGTCAAATGCTTTATCACCAAACCCAAAGGTTTTATACTTCGTTTTCAGTGCTACTAAGATTTTCTCTTTCATAATTATGATTTTAAATTAGTTCCCATTTATATCCTCTAATTGTATACGAGCTATTCCTGCAACACGCTCTTAGTGATGATGTACAAACATTCATGTTTCTTGCAGCTTCTTTTATGCTGTCCCACACTTTCACAACATCGCCATTTTTATTTTTCTGCACAATCTTTTTTTTACCAACAGCATGATTCAGCCCATTAGTAAATGCATGCCTTATATTTTCCGACAGAGTATTCCACTCAAGATTATAAATTGAATTATTTAATTTATTCCCATCTATATGATTTACAGTTGTTTTTCCAAATGGATTAGGAATAAACGTTTCAGCAACAAGCCTATGCACTAATACATAGCTTTTATGTCCATCTTTCCATAAATCCATAAGAAGATATCCACTATGAAGTTTCCTTCCCTTCATAATCCTAATGCCGGATTTATGTCCAACACTTTTAACTCTACCAAGATTTGATACTTGATAAAAACCTTCATACCCTTTTGCGTCTTTCCATATCTCATTCATTGTCCTGCCAAGATTTGTTCAAAGATTGTCATACCGTATGAGTTTGATTAATAATTTCATACGGTAAATTTACTTATAGAGAAAGGGAAGGGGAAATTTTAAGGCTAACGATACGAAACAATTAGGGGAATGTTCGTTTTTAGGTAAAAAGAAAGCGTGACTACCGGAGTAATCACGCTGAAATATCATTTTTTTTGAGCTTTTAGGTTCACCATTACATTTTTCCCATATTCTGTTAAAATCCAATATGTATATACTCCATCAACCTTTATAGTATCTGTTGCTATCAATTTTAATGCCATGAGTTGAATCAGTATTGTTTGAAAATCATTGCTTATAATACTACAATGTTCTTCCAATAGTTTTTTATCCATTTCTAAATGCATAGTATGTTCATTGGTTGGATTTATTAACAATGTTGATATTGACAAAAATATTTCATTCCAACTTACCTCTTGTTCATATATTTCTGCTTCTTCCTCAACAGAAAGCAATTCATAATCATGCGTATAATGAATAGTAAATTTATCTTCTCCTTGTTTATATCTTTCTGTTCCTTCTGGTATCTGAAAACTTAATACTCTGATTTTAGACTTCAATAAATCATTCTCCTTACGGAGAGAAATAAGTTCCTTATTGGCCTCTGCAGAAGATACTTCATCAGCTTTTACCCATCCGGTTCGAGGATGTGATTTTATCAAAGATGTTAAACTTAACACCACTTGAGCCGACAATACATCAGCATTGTTCCAAAACTTACATAACCTCTTCTTAATGAACTTCTTAAAATCTACTAGCTTTTCACGTTTTATAGGATCTTGTTCTATTTTTGTCCCTGGAAGTGATTCTGGACATTGATGTACAAATGATATTACTGGAACTCCTTGTTCAATGGCATATTCAAATTCTTTTTGTGTATAGCTTTTCCCTGATTCTTCTTCAATGGATCCATATCTTCCAGCAACGATTAAAACATAATAATCACATTCTCTGATAAGGCTTTTAATAACCTCCCATTGAGAATCATCAGAAGCATTGAAATATTCCATGCCAACAGGAAAACAATTCATTTGCAAAAGGGCCTCCATCACTTTCTTACGTTCTTCCTGTAAATCTTCGTATGTTGAACTGACGAAAACCTGATACTTCTTATCCATAATCACAACAAATTTATAGCTGCCAGTTCCTCTGTCAACGCGTTAATACCTTTCTGAATCTTCTCTAATTGTTGTTTACGTGGTTTGTGTACTCCAGCAGCATAATGCCACAACTGGCGTTCATTAATTCCGGTTATCCGGCTCAAAGCTGCTTTGGTAAAGATACTGCTGTAATAGTTGATGAAGGTGGCAGCATCTATCTTGAACTTCAATGTGAACTCTCCCTGCAAAATTTCCACTGGAGCGATGTTCATCTCCTTGCATGACTCCAGGTAAAGTTCAACAGCTTCCTTCATGTTCTTCTCGATTTCCTTCACGTCGTTACCGACAGTAATCACCGGAGCACCTTCAATATAGGCACTAAGATTATTACCAGCATGTTCTACAATCACTTCTACGGTTTTCATACTGACCTCCTTTTTATCGTTAAACAAAAGAGGCGGGGGCTATTTTAGCCCCGCTTGCCTCAGAATGTTGTAATAAGTGCCTTTCTCAACGCCTTTCTTGCCGTGGTCGGGTACAATCACTACATGGCTACCATCAGTGTAAACCATGTGACTGCCTTTCTGCCTCACGAACCAAAAGCCATTTTCAGTAAGCAGCGTTACAACGTCTTTAACTGATTTGTAGCTCATAGCGTTTAAGACTTAATTACGATGCAAATATAGTAAAATAACGAATAATTACAAAGAAGTATTCATGTTTTTACTATGATAAAGAAAATAGCGATACCTCGAAAGATACCGCTACTCAAATAGTCAATATTTTAGATTTATATCATTCTGTTTTGTATTATCCCCGTAAATATTCTGACTGGGTTGTTCTATTCTTCAGATTTACTGCTGGAACTTTTAAGAGAGGAAAGCTGTTTCTGCTTCTCGATGTCGTTCTTCTGTTTCTCAGATTGCTCTTCCTTGATGGCTTCAATCTCATCCAGAACTGCATCCACGTTCCCCACAAAGGTAATGGCCCGCTGTTGAGACCAGATTTCACCGTCCTTGGCCTTGATAGCTGTGTCTATCTTGTCTTTGATGTCCTCCAGCTTATACGGCTGCATCTGCACATCCACATCGATGGTTTCGGAGGCTTCTTCAAGGGTGGAATTCACGGAACCCAACGCGGAGACAAGGAAATTTACACGTCGTTGCATGAACTCGCCGACGATCTCGTTCAGATTTTCTACGTTAAGGTGGGTGGACATAAACACATAATCGAAAGTCACACCGGAAACGGCGTTTCCTGTACCTTTCAGGGAGTCAAAAGAGATTCTGGGTGTATTGGTCAGTCCATATATCTGGCTCAGCAAGGTTTCTACCTCGAACTTGACAGTATCAGGTACCTGTGACCAGGTAAGATACTGGGCATTTGCTCCCTGGCCGGTCAGCTCGACAACACGGTTCTTGAACTCACCTGAGAAATTCTCCACGTTACCAAAAAGCATGAGGATAGGGAAGAAGTGGTAGTCGATACAGTCTGCATAGTTTGAGAGAAGCTTCTCCAGTCTTACACGGAGGCTCTTTATCTTTTCACAGTACGCTTCCGGACGGTACATATAAATCACCGGCATCTTCTTGAATCCATGTGCAAATGAGCCTTTGTCAGTCCAGTTGCTTGTCAGTTCCCACTGATAAACCATGTCCTTGGTAATGGTCATGAAGCAGGTAATCTCCACGTCATTCAGATCTTTCTTCTTGTATTCACGGGACAGGGCCACCAAATCCCCCTGGTCATTGAAGAAAGGGTAGAGCTTGTCGCCACGGAACGGAGACCAGATGGCACTCTTCAGACGGTATTCAGGTTTTGATTTGCCGAAGATTCCTGAAATCTTTCGTTTGAGCTTTGCCCAGAAGCCGTCATCCTTCACCACATACCAGTATTCGGCCACTTCCTGCTCGGCCAGCCATGCCCGGACTACTTTCTTGTTCTGGTATTTCAACTTGTTTTTCTTGAACACCTGCTTCAATGTGGAAAGAAGGCTTTCTTCCGACTGGTCCGGCTGGCAATCAAGGACCGGTTCTGTTCCCACGGTGAAGGCAGTCTGAATGTTCACGATGTCCTGCTCGATAGGAAGAGCAATCCTGTTCGGGTCAACTTCTTTCCTTACCGCCGGCTCAACATATTCTTTCCCGGTTGTAGGGTCTGTAATCCGTTTCTCAGGCTGGGTCGTAATTTTGATTTTCGGGTATTTCTCTTCATCTATCACTATCTCGTGCTTGTTCGGATTCCAGTCGTTGTAAAGAGCGTGAGCGTTTGGTTGCTCGGTCTTTCGTCCTTTCTTCAGATAGTAGATTTTTCTCTCTATTTCAGGTATAGCTAAAATTTCTTCTAAGGTTCTCATATTATTACATTTATTGTTCCAACTTTAAAAGGTAATCCATATTAGTCCAGCCGCCATTAGCCTTTATGCTAATTATTTTCTTTTCTAACAAGTTTTTTGGAATTGCATCGTTCAAAACTCCATAGCGGTATTCGTATTTTTCATAATCCAACCAACTCACGTTTGGACTATAAATTTCAAACTTACCCCATTCTCCTTTTCTTTCAATGAGAACTAAGTTTATGAACTCACCAACTGTATGAGGTCTATCCAGTTTTACATCGTAATAAGCTGAACAGTCTCCAGACTCTTCTGAGGTTTGTATAAAGCGTATCATATTCTAAAGTTTAATGTCCAAATATTCCTGAAACGTCTTTGGGTTTCATAATTCTACCGAGAAGTTCTCCCAGCACATAGTAGCGTGCAGCGTCAATACCGTGGTTATCGTGGTCTTCCGGCTCGTTGATGTAGTTTCCATCCTTATCTTTTGCCCAGACATAATTTCTGAACTCCCTTTGCAGGTTATAAGAACGCTTGGTAATGAATATTTCCATTCCCTGCATCTTGTCAATACCGGCATTGACAGAACCTTGCCCTTTCTCTACCGCGTATATTTTAATCCCTCCGTTATGAATCTCCTGGATGAGTCGCGGGTCCGCACTGTCGGCAATCACTCTCAAATTCCACGGGCGTAGCGTCTTTATAATATCCCCAGAAAGTAATCCAGTTCTATAATCCACTTCATCCAGATAAAGCGCATTGTCAATGACTCCACACCGGATAGAAGCCGATGGGTCATTGGTATAACCAAAGTCCTGTCCAATAGCCACTTTCTTGCACCACATGGGGAACTCGTCCACAATACCCCATTTCTTGAACACGGCACCTTCGGCCACGTCCGCCCATCGACCGATAACCACATGAGCGTACTTCTCCGGATTCTTCTCTTTCATTTCCTTGACTTCTCTCAGGAACTCAGGAGAAAGGTTCTCTATATTGTCGAAGTAAGTCGTATGGATATGAAGTACATTCGGATGGGTGGAAATTTGCACCTGAACGCCGTCAATCTCCACCAGCCGGTGAGTATTCTCTATGTATTTCTTGTAGATGAAGTGGTTCGAATCACATGGATTCATGATAATGATAATCCGGTTCTGAATTCCCTTCTTACGGATGGAGAGCATAATCTTGTCAAACTCTTCCTCACTGGTCCATTCCTCTGCTTCATCACAGACAAAGGTGGTGATACCCTGAATAGATTTTAGTTTAGCGGTCTGATTCCCGGAAGAAGTCTTGATACCACGGAACATGATACGACTGCCGGTCATCCGGTTTACAATATCGGTTTTGGTGGTCTTGAAATACTTCGTTGTTCCATCCAAATCTATCTTTTCCATCATCTCTGGAATGATAGACATCCCGGCAGATACCATCGTATAACGGGTGTATAGAATCTGGTGGACTATCTTCTCTGTGGGAGTCATTTCGAATGTCAGACGCTCAATGAAGGTAGAAGCGTTGAAAGACTTCCCCGAGCCACGGCCACCGGTAATGAGAATGATAAACTTCTCGCTGTCGGTATATAACGGATGATATATCGCTTGGGGTACAATCATTTCAGTTTGTCTTTAATCCATGAGTCAATAGATATTCCGTGGTCAATATCCTTTGGAATATCTGCGTCTTCATCCTGGCGGCGTTCAACCTTTCTCCATTCTTCATCATGATGATACAACCAAACAGACATGGCCTGAAGGTTAGGAGCCAGCTCGCTTTCACTCACCTGAAGTTCTTCTTCGCCGGTCAGGTTTCCGTCCTGGTCTTTCAACTTCCTGACAACAGTACTCTTGGTCTTGATACCACCCAAAGCCATAGCAAGGAACTTGGCACGTACAGCGGCTGTGATTGTCGCACGCCCGCGCGCTAATACGTCAGTTATCTCCGAATATTTTGACTTCATTTCGTAGAAGTAGGTCGGATTCAGCCCGAGCGCGAATGCTATTTCCCGGTCAGTGAATCCCTTTTTGGCATACGTTTCTACCTGAGAAAGAAATTCCTCACCCCTGTAATCGAATTTTGGCTTTCTTCCTCCTGGATGTTTCTTATGTTGAGATTCACTTTTCATCATTTATTCCTCCCAAGGGTTTTCACCCTCTTCTTCGACGTATACTCGTTTCAATTTATCCGATATTTCACTGAGTTCATGCTTCATCTGATTTACATGAAACTCTGCAGGCATAGGTAACTCCAATGCTCCTATCAAGTTGTCTATTCTATCAATAACCTCACCAAATTCTTCTGATGCTTTCATAATTATTCAATTCTTTTTCAATTTTCCACACTTATCACAAATTTCATAGCGGAAATCTAATGGTCCTTTCCAAACATAATGATGGATACAAAAAAGATTCTGCCCAAAAAACGTCTTTAGCCAAAGAATAAAATCCCCTACCATATTTCATCCGTTATTGTTACCCATATAAATGCGGCGAGAAACAGGCTTATCACCATAAATATCAATCCCTCTCTTTGAGAAATAGCTATCTATCCTGGCCGCATATCTTTCCATTATAGACTTCGTTCTGTCTCTTATACTTCTTTGTCTGTCTGTACCAAGCCCGTATTGCCTTCCGGCGTTGTACATTATTCGTCTTGACTGTTGATACAACTGACTATATGTTTTTCTTCTAACTCGGCTTTCCTCCTAAAATTTCATGTTGTCATTCAATTCTTTCTATCTGTTCATCGAATACCTCACCCTTGATAAACTTGGAGTAGGGGTCGTAACCGAACCTTTCACAGAAAGCTGCCTTAGCTTCGAACGTGTCAAAGGAAAGCATCAGATAAGCATCCATATCATGTGCCTGTTTCTGGGCTGCATTCTTCACCTGCTGCTTTACTTCTTTCATGTGAGCTACCTTTTCAGCTCTTTCCATCTGCTTTGCGGCTTTCTCAGCTTCTTTCTGCTCTGTGACAGGTGCCATCATATCCTCTAGGGCATCGGCAATAGAGCTTTCTTCTTCTGTCTGGAGAAGGAAATCACAGCCAATCATATTCAAATCAGCGGCCGTTAATCCGGCATCCTGGTAATCTATATCCGGAACCAACCGGGCCAAAGCATCATAATCCCATGAACCTTGCGCGTTAGGATTGTTCATCAGGATGTTCAATTCCTTTTCTTGCTTTTCGTCCACATCTATCACATCAACTCGGATTCTGTAGTCGTTTTCTGGAAACTTTTGAAGCTCATCCATAACAGTTAAACGTTGATGTCCAGAAACAACGGTTAGTCCGGTCCGCTTGTTAACTACGATACCACCGACCAAACCGAACTTCTTGATTCCTCTTTTCAACGTCTTACGGGATTCATCGGAAAGTTTCCGGGGGTTATATGGCGATGGGTGTATTTGCGAACGCATCAATTCAATAGACTCACTTGTAAAATATCTATTCTCCATACTAAATGTTTTTATAAGCTACTTCTGTTTTAATTTTACTTATTGTATAAACAGGAACTTTAAACTCTTCGGATAAAGACTTACAACTTTCGCCATGTAATGCCCTTTCTCGTATTTCTTTAGCCTGTTCATTTGTCAAAGAAGAGTTATATACATTTTCTCCTTTTCGAGCCTTTTTTAATCCGGTTTTATAAGCATGGTAAGTGTTTTCTGATTTTGTACACCATTCCAAGTTAGAAATATCATTATTAGATTTATCCCCGTCTTTGTGATTTACAAAATCTTTCCCATCTATTTTAGGTAGAAATGCCTCAGCAACAAGTCTATGTACTTGTTTAAATTTTTCTACACCGTTTATATTCAATCTAACAGTTACATATCCATTCCTGTCTGTTCGACTCTTTACGTGAAACATTTTATTGTTTCTCCATTGGGTATATTTACTGTTAGATGAATACGGAAGTCTTATAATATCTCCACTTGTGGAAATTATATACTTACCATTATACCCATTAATAGGCTTATATCCGGCAAAGTGAATGGCAGAACGGTTAAGTTCCACCGATTCACTCTTTATGTATTTGCTTAATTCCATATTAGCCATTACTTAAACCAAGTCCTCCACTTGCTGCTCGGTGCATATTTTCAGCCGCACGACCGATTCTTCTAAATTGCGAATCCGTTGTAGCTCTACTTCTTAATGCTTGCGAACGGTTGAAAATAGCAACCTGTTGTCGATTATATCCATAACCAGACATTATGTTTTGAGCTGTATAGGGATTGCCTAAATAACTCATAGTCCTATTTGATATTCTGCTTCTGACTCTGCATTCCTCCTATTAATTTTGTTTGTTATTATGTTCCCAAAGGATTCTTTCAGCCATTGGGAACACTTTGTAAATTCTCTGTAAATCGTTCGGGTAATTCTTCTCCAGCCATAACATGCAATCCAGATTAAATCCTACACCAGAACTGGCTTTCAGCGAATACCTTACAGGTTCTGGTAGTCCATTCTGTCTCATGTAGGATAGAATATCTTTCTGTGTCCAGTCGGCCAAAGGATAGCACATGCCGTTATTCTCATATCCGTTTGCTTCATAACCTTTCAGCATCAGGCGGCGGTTCATGCCATCGGCTTTCTTCATGCCCAAGAAAGTGTAGTAAAGTCCGTATCTGAGCTGCATGGCCTTCACCACATCGGCCAGTTTCAGAAGTTTTACTTTCGGATTTGGTACGCAATATAGGCCACCACGAAGAATATAAGTGAGATTCCAGTGTGGTACCTGTACGAACTCTATCTTCGGATATTTGGCTTTTACCCATCCAATCCATCTTTCGATGTGCTCTAAGCCTTTGACAAAGTACATGAACACGCAGACTATTCTGTCGAACCTTGGATATATCATGTCCAGCAATACCAAAGAATCCTTACCCAGCGACAGAAACAGCAAAGCCCCGTCAGTCTTCTGTCTGACGAGGTCAATATAGCTGTATGTCCTTTCTTGCAGTGTCATTATCCGCCACTCATGCCAAGTCCTGTGCGGACGTTATAATACTGCTGTCTTCGGGTGATAAATCTGCCACCCTGAGAGAGACCACCATTCTCTGTAGTCAAACCTCTACGGCCACCACGGTAGCCACCAGTTGAAAATGTGCTTCTGTTTGTTCTGACTCAACGAAAATTTAAAGGGTTAAACATGCTTTTCAATAATTCTGCCAAGGCCATAAACGACCTGTGCTGCCAGATATATCTCACCCTGATAGGTGTATTCAATCAGATTGTGATTTTCATCTTCAAACAGCTCTATCTTTGCATCCTTGACTTCTACCAGTGCGCTGGCTCTGTCTTTATTGTAGCCTACAAAGAACTGGATAGCATCGTAATGCTTAGGCTGTAACACACCGTCTTTCTCGACACAATAGCCATCAGCGTCAAGCTGGCAGTATTTCTTCTGTGTTGTAGGCCTGATTTCTCTGAATTCTTGTGTTTTCTTGCCTGACAAGATTTCGTCAAAGAACTTCTGTTTGATGATAAGCGTAAGTATTTCCATAATCGTGTAAAGTTTAAATGTTAGTTGCGGGTGATGGATTCGAACCACCGGCCTTCACCAAGTCAAAGTGACGAGCTGACCACTGCTCTAACCCGCGATGGTATCTATACAAAGATACCCAATTATGAAGACAATTTTGAATAACAATTCAACGCATACGAAACATTAAGCCAAATGTTTGCTTTTTAGCCATGCGTCACGTTTCTCCCTGCACTTTTCCAGTGTTGGGGCACAACAAGTAAACAACTCACCTGAATCTGTTTTGTAATCATACTGATACATTTTTACTTTTTTGCCTCTTAATCTGGTAGTATAGGTACAATAGTTTTCACTACCAGGCTGGCATACGCTGCAACCATTTACGTTTATTGATTTCATAGCCATCTCAAATTAGAATAATACACACCGTTTAATTTCGTGTAATCACCATACAGCTTTACTTTTCCTTTATACATCATGGCGAACTTAGAACTGCCAGCGGCAGCCATCATTACGGATTCTGTCACTTTCGATTCATACCCGTATTTCATTACAAGGGGGTAAACTTGGCTTCTAAAGAAGATTTCGCTGTCTGTCATATCATTTACTGACTGAATAGGCAAAACGCCATTATGGGCAAAATAAACGCCATTCTCGACAAACGGGTGACAGTTCTTTCTACACTTAGAACCATGCGTTGCCCACCTCATGTGAATGATACATTCTTCTTCAATACCCACCTTTGAAAGGTGAACCAAAAACTTCTGATAATCCATTGTCTTGTATCTATGCTTTGAAGAAACAAATCCGTAACCATGATGATTGATTCTCTGAACTTTATTCAAGGTGTCCAGAGTTGGCATCTGAACACCCTTTGGCTTATAGATAATACAGCACATATTCTCTGATTTTAATCGTGCGAGGCTCATGCAAGAACCTCAGCACGTGATTTGAAAAATGACTTTTCTTTCTTTGTCAAGAAAGGTATCTCGTCAATTGAATTAATCTCTGAACTCAGCACGTTCTTCTTTGACCATGCAACCAGCTTTGCACAGAAATTTACCCAGTTAGAAATCTTTTCGAAGTCTGTAGAACCCTGATGCTGTCTGAACTCTATAGTCTTGTGACGGGCATAAGAACAGGCATTCACCTTAAAATATCTGTTGTCTCTCATTACGTTTAGAACGTCATATCTCGTTCTGCAACATTCAAAACTTATACCTTGAAGAGTTTTGCACCACTGGCTGTTGTTTGCACGTCTTGAACGAGCCATAAAAGTATCAATCACCTTCTCTAGTTTCTGATAGTTCTTGAATACATTTACATAGGCTTCGCCGGACAGAGTTGCAGCCCCGATATGCACATGTAAGCCTGTAGAGATATTCACTTGTGCATTTGCTTCATTTAAAGCTTTGCAGCATGTTTCTAGGCTTTTCATACCCTCTTTACCAGTAAGAACCGGTGAAACACATTCGATAGGGTTCTCACCTCTGATAGAAGAATCAGATACGAACTTGTAGTAGTGGTTGTTGTCAACGTGATTATAACCCTCATACTGAAAAGGCATTTCGTTTCTTGTTGCACTTTCTCTCATAAGGTTTGCAGCTACCAGGCATTCAATCTCAACACCAAAAGTGAACTTGTGCGTTTCTCTGATTGTCTTAGGCAATTCAGACATAAGCAACTCAACTTCGTACTTTCTCAAACCTAACTTCACGAAAGCTGCTTTCTTTGCCGCCTTAGAACCTTTCATGCTCTTAATCTCTTCTACTTGTTCTTTTAATGTCTTCATAATCGTGTGCGTTTAAATTGTTATTACTTCTTGTTTGATGGCGCAAAGTAAAAGTAAACACTTTAATAAAGCAAATATGAATAAAAGAATATACTTAT